CAACTGGGCTTGTAGATCCACCTGTTGCTGTTGCAAAAGCAACTGAAGTGATTGGCTCATCACGGACTGGAGGGCACCGAGATAGACCGTGGCGTACTCACTGCCTTTGATATGACCCTTTTGGTACTCTTCGGTCAGGTGGGCCTTAGTCGCCCGCATCAACTCATCGAAGACGCCAGTACCTGTGAGTTGGCCTTGTGTCAGGTCTGTTACTGTAATTGCTGCCATGTTCTACCTCAGTGTTCCAGTGGCTTACGCGTTTGCTGTGCCTTTCGACATAGCCTGGCGTTGAGCCAGTTCTTTCATTTCTTGCTCGGTCAGTGCCGGCAGGACTTCAACGGCAAACGCCTTGATCGACTTGCCTTCACGGATCTGTCGGCCACGCTCGTCGCGCTTACTGACAAACACCTGACATTGCTTGCGACGAATCATCTTCAGGATCACGCTTGGCACATGCCATTCCACGTCAAACGGGACATACACTTTGTAGGTGCCAATGATGCGGTTACCGGCACAGAAAAAGTCACCGTCATACTCACGTTTGTTCGGGTCCATACACGTCACACGGATACGCGTCAGGGCAGCGGCTTCTTGTTTCAGAGAAACCCGTTGCTCGTTTTCGGTCAGTGCTTTGGTGTCTGGTTTCGTCAAATCTTGGCCTTCATCGGCCGGTTCTTTATCCGCCATTACATCGGCTACTTTGGATCGTAGATTGTCTACGGTGATGTCTTTGCGGTACTTCAGACCCATCGTATTAGCACGATCTTTCAGTTCATCAAGTTCGGACGTTGGGGTTTCGTTATCTTCAATCATTTCAATACTCCAGCTAGTCAAAAGTAGGTAGGGAGAGAGGACATCCCCTCTCCCTGTTACTGCTTACATCGGTGCGGAGGTCTTCACCAACGCAATACGCTCACCACGCTCCAGAAGGAAACCGTAGTACCACTTGACGGACATGAAGCCAGTCTCGCCGTATGGATCGTTGGCATACGACTCAGGGGTGCCAGGCTTGCTGTGCTTGATCTTAAACTTCACGGTCTTGCCATCGGTTTGGAAACCAATGGTAGAGAAGGAAGAATCACCAACCACCAACAGGGGGAACACGTCGAAATTGTCACCGGTTGCAAAGTGAGTTGCGTTCGCGGAGCTATCAGCACCGGCGCCTTCCCACTTCATCATCTCGGGCACAATAACGATTCGGAACTTACTCACCATGCCTGCTTCGTTGTTCAGTACGGTGCCACCGGCCGCGTACTTCTCAACAGGGATAAACGCTGCGTTACCGTGCAGATCCTTCATGCCTTCCAGCAGAGGCTGCATCTCGGAACCGCAGTACATAACCCGACCACCTGGCAACGTCTTGGTATCAACCATGCGCGTGCCTGTGATGATCTTGGTTTGCTTCGGCGTGCGGTTGTTGTCCAGGTCAATGGACAGACGCAGCAAGTCACCGTAGGTAACCTCAGAAGTCTCATCCACTTCGATGTCGTCGGTAGCAGTACCACCAAACTTCACCACACCGGCAGAGTTCAACAGGTCGATCTGAAGCAGATCTTCAGTGATCTCGTTGGCGCCACTGAGCATTTCACGGTTGATGTGCATCGCCAGATCAGCGTCAGTGTCAAAGTTCAGGGACTCTTCGGTGTACTCATCGAAGAAACCAAACTTGGCAATAGACCCTTCAAGCTCTTTCCGTTTGAAGCCCACGCGGTTAACACGGCCACCGGTTTCAGACAGGACAGGCATCTTGCCGGTAATGGTGCCTACGTCTTTACTGGAACCATATAGGTTACCGTTCCCTATGGTTGTACCGGACGCATCAATACCCTGGTCGTTAATGTTGGCGTCATCCAACAGAGGCAGGTAGTGGAATTTCTTCATGGTTTTACCCATGTTCTTCGGCATAGACTGGACGTTAGCCAGTTGACCAAAGTGTTGTTCTTTACGCATCTCAATGAGAGCTTTCTTCTGGTAGGAGTCAGTACGGAACTGGCTACCAACACCGGACGGAGAACCGCCGGCTGGATCGTTATATGTAAGAGGCATAAGCTTCCCTTATCTTTATCGAAGTGTTTCGTTATATGACTTCTCAAACTCTTCATCCGACATGGACAAAGGATTGTAGTCATCTGGTGCAGTTGCACCTGGCTTGGTTCGTGTGGAGCTTGCAGCTCGTTTCTTTTGCTTGACGGCTGGATCAACTTTCGCCTTGGGCGGTTCAACCACTTCTTTAGCGGGAGCTGCGTCTGGTTTCATCAGTGCGTTCAGCTTGCCCTCTTCACTCATGGAATAACCTACCTGGTGATAAGCCTCAATATCCGACAGCCCATTCAAGCGACCGAACGTGCGTTGCTTTTCAACCTCGGCATTAACAAGTTCATAAACACCACTGGCCATGTGAGTGTTAATGGTTTCAAGTGCCGTTGGGTTATTGGCAACATGCTGCTTACTTGCAGCATCCCACTTATTGCTAACGAGGTTGATGGTGTCTGAGTACGATGTGGTGTCCTGGATTCGCTCCAGTACATCGTCCAGTTCCATCTCACGATCATCGACAGTGTAAGATTCGGGTTTGTAGTCGCTTTCGGCATCAACGTCCATATCAACTGGATCAATACCGTTGTCCTTAATCAGCTTTTGAATCGCACCCTTGTCACCTTTGTGGAGGTCGATCAAATAACTGAGTTTCCCTTCGTCCAAGAGTTCGTTGTTCTCAAGGAGTTTCAGAGTCTTCAAAGACGGCTTTAGTCCAGCCATCTTCTTATTGTAATTGGCACCCATTTGCATAAGCTGACGTGCTTCGTCAATGTTTTCCACTTTCATGTCTTTGCCATTCGCTTTGAACGGCGTCATCAGCTTGTCGTATTCAGACTTGTAATCAACGGCTGCTTCTTCTTTAGCAGCTTCCTCTGAACCAGACTCTTCAGTTTCAGTTTCGGCATCTGGTTTGGCGGTGTCGTCACCTTCGCCTTCTTCAGCATCGCCTTCATCTTTGTCATCAGTGGTTGCAGCGTCTTCGTTATCATCTTCAGTTGCAGAAGACTCAGCCACCTCTGCCTCCGGCTCGGCGTCTTCCCCTTCAGCTTCCTGTTCATCAGGATCATTAGGGGAATCGCCTTCGTCATCTGCACTGTCATCAACATCGGGTTCTTCAAACGCACTTGTGTCCATGTTTTCAAAGTCTTCATCAGACATACCCAGAGCATCCATATTGGCTACTTGGTCATTGGTCTCGGTGGATACACTCATGCGTCTTCCCCTTCGTTATTAATGTGGTCAAGTTCTTCGTTACATATGCTGATGGCTTCGCGGGCACTGTCTGCTTCACGAAACACTTTGCTCAAGAACTGGGTAAATGAGCCAATGGCATCAATATCCCGTACAAGTCGTTCCTGTACTCGGGGATCTTGCATATTGCCATCGGACTTGAGATGAACAAGCCGTACTGCTTCGTTATGCAGATACTGTTCCTGAATCACCTTTTTGAAGTCTTTGTTCTTTTCAAGACGCTCAAGGGATTTACCCAGGCTAACAAGGTCTTCAGCTTCTTTAATGTTCAGCTCAAGTTCAACTACATCGTTTTGGCTCATAATATTTTCCAATTACCTTTTGAAGTTCAATAGTGTTAAACAATCTTGACCATAAACAAATAAAAAACATTTATCACAACTTTTTATTCATCGGCCCCAGATAAGTATTTTTTAAGCTCCTTATTCTGTTCCGCTGATTGCTTCAAGTTATGTTCAAGTATCTTTGTTTGTCCCTGCGCCTTCGCTTGTTCACCTTGTTTTTGTAAGTCACGTTGTTGAGTAACACCAGATTCTTGCTCGACGTAATCCAAGTCTTTTCTGTCAGTATCACTTTGAGTATTATTAGCTTTAACTTGATCCAGTTGAGCTTCTGCATGGTTTTCAGTAGTGCGTGATTTGATCTCACCAATCTTCGCCCGCATCTCTTCCAATTCCAGCTTCTGCATCTCTTGCTGGTGTGGATCAGGCTTGGGTTCAAACGATTCAATCTCATGAGCCAGTAATGGCATCTTCCGCAGTCGGCTGATCGCAGTAAGAATGATCTTACGTAGCTCGGGATCTTCACTGGGGCCAAGCGTCTGAAGCATGAAGGAAAGCTCTTTAGCTTTCTTCTCGTCTTCTTCAGCAGTGGAAATAGTCAGTTTGAGGTCGTACTCACCGGCCAACTCATCGCGGCGAACTTTCACAAAATCATCGTTGGTGACACGGACTACTTCTTCCTCGTCCATGAACACGGCGTTCATTGCGATAAACTTCTTACCAATACTAACGAGACCCGCAGACATCCGACGCAGAATGCCCATCTCACGCTTGGAGGATGCTTCAAGGGCACCGCGTACACCGGCCGCTACATCGCCAAAGGAGGCGCCAGACACGCCCTGGTCATAGGCCTTAACACCGGTTAGAGACTCGGCTTCCATGTTCTGTTGTTGCAACATGAACTGGGCGCTATTGGGAATCTCAGGGAAAGTGTGCATGTACATACCCTGGCGAGGATCAACTGTCTGGTTGAACTCATAGTCCTCACCATTACGCCATTTGCGCTTGTTCACAGTGTCCAGGGCGTCTTTACGCATACCCTGTTGACCGTTGGCAGACCGACCCATAATGTCAATCATGCCGCGTGTGACAGCTCCCAGGACTTTCTGGTTGTCTTCCAACAAGGCACCATCGGGTTCGCCGTGTGTTTCTTTACGCTTCGGCAAGTAATGGACAATGACGAACGGAATTTCTTTATCAGGGAAAGGGTTCTTTTCCATGCGGATAAGTTGGTTACCTACCCACGCCGCTACAATAGGCTCAACAATACCAGTACCAGTAATATCCCAATATCCCCAGTATTCATAAACGATAATTTTCTTACGGGGTTCATCGTTAAACGTAAAGCTATACGCATCATCAGAGGCATGATCTGGGTCTCCCAGCGGTGAGTGATCGCTTGGGTTAATCTTTTTGAGGTTCTTGTATTTTCCATCTTTTTCCAGTTCCGATAAGGAAGATTCAAAACTGTAAATAAGAAAACCTGCTCTGGTCAGATCGCCCTTAGACGTTGGATCAACGATAACGTTGCGGTAATCGCATACTTCAATCGTAGGACGGTTCTTAATGGTACGTGTGCGTGTTTCTTCGGCGTATCCTGTGATATTAGGACGGATAGGTTTACCGTTTTCTACAGTAAGATCATGAGCAGTGCGGAGTTCTTCCGGTACATCGGTGTAATACGCATTAGGATTTTCTTGTTTGATTTGAGCAAGTTCCTGGTGCAGTTCTGCTGACTCTGGATCAACAACATACTCTACTTGTGGAAACGTGTCGGTGTACTCTTCATCTTCAGATTCCCAAGCCACACGGCAAATGATCGTACCTTCGTCTACACCTGTACGCACATACTCATCAATGAATTTTACTTTATCAATGGCTGTACGGAACTGACTGTTTAGTAGTGTCTGGTTCTGTATCGCACCCGCTTTGTCTTCCCAAGTGACAGGCGCCACATCAAACAAGTCATCCGTACTTAGGAATGGCTCAGACAGTGCAGCGTAACGCCACTCGGCTTGTTTACGAATCAACTTAGGAACAATCTTAGATCGACCAGCCGGCGCCTTTACTTTGGCCGCACCTTCCACATTCAGATTATCCAAGTAACCTGTGATTTTAGAAACCTGAGTATCGTGTTCTGGCTGAGCTTCGTTAAGATCAGACTTTAAATCTCGGAGTGTTGGCTCGTTCTTCCACTCAGTAAGTGGTTTAGTATCCATCTCTGAATCATACTGTTCTTCAATATCAGCCATAAGTATTTAACCCTGTGTCATGTACAATTCCGTACATGGTATGCAATTAAATAAAGGAGTGCCGAAATGAATATCAAACCAGTACACGACAACTTTAAGATGCCTGTTAAAACATCAAACGGTGCGGCCGCGTATGACTTATATATGCCAGAAGGTGGAACATTGTTTGGGAGTAATCCCATCGGTGTCTTCGCAGGACTGGGATTTAAAGCGGCCGTGCCTCAAGGCCACGTTGCGTTGCTATTACCACGTTCAGGTAAAGGCGCTAAGAACGGCCTGTCTTTGAATAACACCGTGGGTGTTATTGATCCAGATTATCGTGGTGAATGGATGGTATGTTTGCGTAATCGAAATGAACGCCGATTTGATTGGGAAGCCGATGACCGGCTTATTCAGATGCTTGTTATTAAAACGGAAGAACTCGACCTTATGTTGGTCGATGATCTTGACAATACTGACCGTGGTCATGGTGGCTTTGGTTCAACAGGGGAGTAAGTATGGAAGGTTTTAAA